GGCATGTCAGTCTCAGTAAAAAATGCGTTTTTGGCGTTTGCGTTGACGGCTTGTTCGCGCCTGGCTTTGATGTTGGCGTCGCGTCGGGCTTTGTAGCGGGCGCCGCGTCGGCCGTTGCAGGGTTTGCAGGCGGGTACAAGGTTGCTGGTGTCATCGGTGCCTCCGGCGTCGTGCTCGATGAGGTGGTCGGCTTCGGTTGCTGGGGCTGTGCCGCACCAGTGGCAGAGGGGTGAGCCGGCGAGGATTGCGGCGCGGGCCTGTAGGTAGGCGGTGTTGCTTGTTCGTGCTGGCATTGTGTGTGTTCTCCAGCTGGGATCGTAACATCCCCCCCTTTGCGCTGCGCCCCCCGGGGGGCTTGCGCCTCGGTGTCGACTTAGAGTCCGGGCACCTGTCCCCCTCGCGCTTTCGGTATGTCTCCGTGGTGGCCAGATGTTCGTAGGTTGCGGACAGTCACCAGTCGCATTTGTGACGTTTGGACGCTGCACGGGCATAGCCCGCTCTACCCACGTTCCCGTGTGTTACGCCAATCCCCTGCAAACGGGGTTAGGCCATGGGTCACTCAGTTGTAGGCGGGCGTTTTATCAGTGCTTACGCCAACGGGCAAGCCTTTCCTCAACGTCCTTAAGGTCGCTGGGTCGCCACACGTAGTACTCGACGCCGTTGGCTAGCAGGGCGCGGGCAACCGCTTTCTGCTTGTCGCTCAGCCGGCCCTTGTCAGTCTTGAGTTCGGCCATGATGAAGCCGTGGCCGGCGGGGTGGATCAGGGTTAGGTCGGGCATGCCAGGCAGCCCGGTGGTGCGTACATGGCCTGATGCGTAGCGCATGGGTGTTTTGTGATCGACTAGCCAGCCGTTCAGGATTGCCAGGTGCTCGACTTTGTCTTGCCACATGCGTTCGCTGATGTGCATGCTGTCCCTGACGCGCTCACCCACGGCCGTACGCCAGTCTGCGCATACGCTCCCCAAGCTCGGTGATGATGCGGCGGTCGGCGTCGTGGCGCTTGACGTAGCCATCTATTTCGGCTTGTGCAATGGCGAGTTTTACGCGCAACTCCTCATTGGCCTTGTGCAACGTGCGGATGGCTTCGCGGGTGCGTACCAGTTCTTCCCACAGGTCGTCCAGGTGATCGCGTTTTGTGCCTTTATCGGGCATTGACCCTCCCAAACCATGCGCCCAACGCAAACACCGCAAGCGTGTGAAATGCGAACAGCAGAATTTCGTACATTAGAACGCCTCCGGCGGGCACTGGCCCTCGATGTGGGACGTTTTCCAGCCCGACCCGTTGTTCGTGGCAATGCCTTCCCCGACGTCGACGGTGTTGCCGCAGTGGATGCACTTGCCCTTCATTTTGTTCGTAATGGTCTTGGTGCCCGTGAACGGGGTGCCGCTGGTGCTGGAGCCGCGCTCGACCTTGGCCATCTCCTCACGGGACGGCCGCTTAGCGGGGTCGCTACCGGCAAGCCCAGCATTGGCCAATGCGCGGCCAAGCGCCGAACTTTCACAATTCTCTAAGTGGCTGGTCTTGTTGACGTTGCCTTGGCCGCGTACTTCCTCAGCCCAGCCAGTGCTGATCAACGTAGAGTCGACCCACAGTTCGGCGCGGAAGACGCAAATGTCGCTGCCGGGCTGGCTGACCAGGTGCGTGATGACGCGGGGTTGGCCGTTGTGCTCCATGTCCAGCCAGCGGGCCAGCCGTTCGGCCACTGTTTCGTAGTTCTCTAGCACAGGTTTGCGCGCTCCCGCTCCAGCCGGCGCAGCTCGGCTTCGAGGGACTGCAGCTGCTGGGTCAACGTGGTTTCCATCTCGACGATGACGGCTGCGGCTAGGCGCATGACGTGGCCTTCCTCGGTGGGGCCGAACGTGTCTGACATGGCGGCGTAGTGCTGAAGCCGGGCGGCCAGCTTGGCGAGCGTGTCAGGCGTTGACATTGGCGGCTGCTTTCTTGGCGGCGCGCTTGGCTGCGGCCTCGGCACGCTTGGCGTCCTGCTCCTTGACAAGCCTCAGCGCCTTGAACGTCAGGTCAAGTTCCTTGCGGATGAACTTGGACGGGGTGCTCACGCCGTCGACCTTCATGCCGGTTGCGATCAGCTCCCATTCCTCTGCGGTCACGCGGAACGCAATCGTTTTCGTGTACTTCTTCTCCCTGGGCATTTCTTCTCCTGCCTGTCAGCGGCACCAGCGCCGCACTTGTTGTTTGCGATTATTGCACACCCGTGCGCGTAGGTTTGCATCCTTGGCGTAGTGGTACTTGAAGCACCCGTGGCCCCACGGCCCGACCGCCCACTGGTGTTTGCCGTTGCGCTTAGTGTGGCCGAACCAGAACGCCCGGTCGACGACGCGGGCCTGCTGCTCCCAGCTGAGGTGCTTGACGCGGTGCACTGGGGTGTCGCTGAACAGTCGCCAGGTGCCCTTGTAGAAGCCCCAGGCACCGACGTAGCTGCGGGTCAGGTGATCGAGGCGTCCGCCCGTCTCACAGGTCGCTAGCCGTTGCATGGTGTCTCGGCCCAGCACAGGCTCCCAACGGGCCTCTGCGGGGCTTACAGGCGCTAATAGGACGATGACAGCGGTGGTGGCCATAATGCGTCTAATCAACTCTCTCAACTTCTGTTGGCGGCCCCCAGACTCCCCACGGCCGTGGCCGGGTGCATACCTGTGCGTGGAGTAGTTGGCCTGTTTCCAGATCCCAGAAGATCTGAACCATTGTTTGCTTGTCGTCTGACCTTAGGACGGTGTACCCGTACATGGGTGTCACCCCAGCCATTTGTGCACCCACCAGCCTGCGGTAAACATGAACAGGCTGATGAACCAGAATTCTGCGGGGTTCATTGGGCGGCCCAGACTCGAACGGGGCGGGCGTGGCGCTGCGGAAGCACTGATTCCTGCCAGCGGTCTGTGGCAGCGATCAGGCCCAGCCGGGCGGCGTACTGCATGACAGCACCCAGGGCGCGGGGTTCGTGCGTCTGGGTGGCTCCTGAGCGCTCTAGCGCCATCCACACGTCGTCGGCGGTCAGCTCCTGCTGGCGGGTGCACAGGTCGCGGATTGCGCGCACTGCGGCGGCCTTGAACACCGGGTCGGCTGACTGCCCGACCTGGGCAATAGCGGCCTGCTTGGCGGCGGCCCCTCGACGCCATGTGTCAACCCACCCGCCTGGGGTAAGCGGCACCATGGCCGGCATTGGCTTGCCCTGAATCTCGTACCAGTGGGTGACGCATTGTTCCCCCATTGTCGGAAAACGGGTGCATGACCCGATTGTGCAGTGTTTCATGGGTTCTCCTTGTCGGTAGGGCGACAGTCAGCACCCTAATGCAAGCATGAAGCGGGGTGGTGGATGGGGCCGGGGAGAAGCTCGACCCCACCCACCTAACCGGCGGCCGTGTCCTACCCGCCCGCCGGCTCCTTGGGCTTCAGGGCGCGGAAACGCTGTTCCCATTCAGCCACGTCCATTTCGACCAGCTCGATGTGCAGCCATTTGCCGCCAGTGCCAGCCGACTCCTCGGCGTTCTCGTAAATCTTGACGCCTTTCTTGCCTTCGCCACGGGAGCAGCGGTAGCCAGCACCGAACTTGCCAAACGTGTACCAATGCACCTCCGCCACGTTCAACGCCAGGCTGTTGCCGACAAAGAAATCCCAGATCTCCCGTGCTTGCGCCTCGTCCTTGTACCCAAGATCGAGGGCGAACCCTGTGGCATGCACCGACTTCTGGCCGGGCTTGCCGCGCATGTCGCGGTTGACGTAGGTGCCCAGATTGGTAGTGCCAGGCCAACGCCGGCGCGACAGGTCAGCGCACTTCAGGATCAGGGCGCTGGGTTTCTTGCCGTCCCACGCCGGGTAGTACGGGTATTTGCGGGTCATGGCTTGCCGCCGACCGCCTTGTCAAGCTCTTCCTTGGTCAGGACGCCGTCCTCGTAGTAAGCGCGCAGCACCCGCTCAATGACCTGGGCGGTGGCCATGAAGCCTGCCATGCCAGCCGCCTTGGCGAGATCGACACCCAGGATGGCGCCGCCGGCGAGCGCTGACAGGGCGCTGGTGCCGAACACGGCGAGAATGCGGGCTACGACAGTGGTGAACTTCATTGGTCGTCCTTTATGACAGCGGTTAGGGCAAAGTGTAGGACGACTCCGACGATGGTACCCCAGATTGCGGCGGCCTTTGTGGAGCCACCCAGGGTGATAATGACATACCACGACCCAAGCAGGGTTAGTGGCAGTGCCCGTAGTTCTGATTTCATCAGCGCCTCCTAGCGCGTGTAACGGACACGGCCTGCAGGGCTGTAGTGACGATTATGACGGTTTGTGCCTGCATTGGGGTGACGCCCGGTGCGAGCTGTGCGCGGATGACTTGGGCGGCGCGTGTGGCGCGGGTATCCGCAAGAATGACGGTGGTTTGCGTTACGGTGCTGGTCGTTTCTACCGGGAGGGATGATGTGGAAGAAGTTGACGTTTGGCTGGTGCTTGCAGTTGGTTGCGTTGTGCTCGGCTGGTTGGTGCTTGTTGTCGGCTGGTAGGTCGTCGTGGGTGCGGCGCTGGGCACCGTGGGCGCAGTCGTGGTTGTCGTGGTGGGCGCAGCAGTCGTTGTTGCGGCTGCGGTTGTTGTTGTGGCGGGGCCGGTTGTCGTGGGAGCTGTCGTCGAGCTGGTGGTGGTTGTCTCGGGCACCGTGGTGGACGTCGTCGTCGTTGCGGGTTCGGTGGTGCTGGTGGCAGGCACGGAAGTTGTGGTGGGGTTGGGTTGCCCGTATGACCAGACGTATTCGGGGCCGGGGTCGCCATCCTTCCAGGCAAGGCAATCTGCCCAGGTAGGCATCAGCCCGGCGGCGTAATGCTCGTCAGGCTGGGTGAGTTGCCATTGGGCGGTGTCGGATTGCCAGCATGTCCATTGGAGGGCGTGGGCGTTGCCAGGCCACAGTAAGGCTAGGGACACGGTTGCGGCGGGTATCACCCACCGCGTTGTCATTCGAGCGGTTCGGTGGGTTCGGGCAGGGCGGCGATTTCCTCGGCGGTCAGTTCGCGGGTGACGGTCTCGCCGGTGGCTGCGTCGTGGAATGTGCCGATGATGGGGTCAGACATTGCTAAGCCTTCCTGTAGCCGTACACGGTGATAAGGCCTGCGTTCCACGAATCTGACGCGATGGACAGCACCAAGTCCGTGTAAGCGGTAGCAACGTCATGCCACCCAGCGCCGCTGCGATAGAAGGCACCCGTGGTACGGGGGTCAGTCCCGTTGGCGGTGTATGACGTTTCCACCGCATTGTTTGGGTTGAAGATGTCTACAGAGCCGCCCGCATAGTTGTTAGTTCCTGCGGTTGAGTCAACAACTATTGCCCACGTCCAAACTGAGTCGTTTAGGGCTTGTGCCGACGACACGGGGCTGGCCTCGATGCGGGCGTGGTAATAGCCAGTTGTTGAGGTTGTCCCGCCGACCCGCAATTGGGCGCTTACAAATCGTGCGCCAGTTGTACACCGGGCGCCGCTGATAACCACGCGATAGTTGTCATAGGTGCTCGAAAAACAATTTGCGATAGTCACGCTGGCTGCTCCAGCCGACACCGTCGTCGATGTGACGTACACGAGGCCCGCGTTCGCCAGAAACGTGTTCGTGTCAGACGCAGTCAACACCTCACCCGTCGTAAACGTCTTAATGGCCATGCTCAGTATCCTAACTTGTTGCTGTCCAGCTTGCCGAACACCGCATTATCCAGAATCAGGTACGCGTTCAGGTCAGCGCCCGACAGGTAGTAGGTGTAACGGGACGACGCCGGCGTAGCCGACATGCTGACACCCTCAATAATGCAAGTAAACGTAGTGCCACGAAACGTCACATTGACCTGGGTGCCTGGAATAGTTGCCATGTGGTTGCCGGTTTCGCCGCTGACCGCATCCAACTTAAACGTGTTTTGCGCCTCGGCCAGACAGCTAATCGAGAGCAGTGCAAACCCTTGCGTGTCAAAGTTGTTCAGCAGATAGTTGGCGTAGTCAGTGGCTTGCGCGGTGCTTGCGTTTAGGGTGTTGAGCTGCAGGGTGCGGTACGGGGCGCTGCCGGTCTGCACCGTGGCCGCCGCAAACGATTCCGGGTCAACGGTCACCTGCGTGTAGTAGTTGTCGGCGTAGCTGCCAAAGTCGACTTTGTCGTACACCTGGTTAGTGGCGTTATTTGCGGTGTCGCTGAACGTGATTGGGCTGGTGGTGACGTTGAACGGTGTGCGAACCGTGGTGATGCCAGCGGCTTGGGAGTCCCACACGCGGCCGTTGATGGTTTGCAGCACTGCGGCCAGCCAGTCGCCCCACGCCCCGTCGACGGTCGTTGCGGCTAGCGCCTGAGTGTTCGTTGACAGTGTTTGCACACTAAGGCCGGTTTGTGTTGAGCAATCCAGCAGCTGCTCGTAAAGGGTGTCGGCCGCCATGGAATAGCCGAGCCCTTGTACGCGGCCGTACCGGCTGAACGACCCTTCGACTGACAGCGTGAGGTAGTCGGCGTTGCCTACGCCGCCTGCGTACGGGATGCCGTACGACACGTTGACGTTGTTGATGACACCCGTAAACATGAATTGGCCGCTTGACTGGTTATTGATTCTGATGAAGTTGCCGCTGGTCAATGCCGTAATGGGCGATGCAAACCCCGTGGGGTAGCGCACTGTGATGACCGCACGGCTCGATGAGTACGGGTCAAGCTGCCGGTGTCGGCCGACAAAGATGCTGATGTCTTGCACGTTTGACAGTGCTGTAAACACCATGTTGTCGGTGCTGTATTCAACGACGTAGTTCTGTGGCATTAGAACGGGCTGACTGTGATGGGCACTGAGCCGTTCTGACGCATGTATTCGCGCAGCGCGTCCACGACCGCGTTCGGGTCACCACCGTTGACGTTAATTGTGACGTCCGGCGCAGCTGCCATGCCTCGGGTGCCACCGATAGACGGGTCAATCTGGTCAAGGCGCAGGCCGCCCAGGCTGATTTCGGGCAGGCCCATAGGCCCGACATAGCCGTCAGGGCCTTTAGGCACCACCACAGCGCTCTTAGCGGCGCTGGTGGCCTTCTTGGCAGCGCTGGTGGCATAACCCGCCCCAAGGCCCGCCACGGCCCCTCCAGCGGCCGCAGAGGCCGCCCCAGGCATGTCCCCAGCTGAGATAGCCGCCACCGTTGACCGGGAGCCGCCGCCGTCGCCACCGATACGACCCAGGTTGACGTCGCCCAGGTACGGAATGTCCTTGAAAGGGTTGATGAGGTTCAGGCCGCGAATAATGGTGTTAGTGGCCTTGACCCAGGCATTAGCCATGAACTCGATGTAGGACGCCACGCCGTTGACAACGGTGCGTACGATGCTGCGAAACGTCTCAAATTTCGTGTAAGCGACAGTAATGCCAGCTACTAGGGCTGCAATGCCAACCGCAATGAGGCCAAACGGGTTGAGGGCCATGGCGACGTTTACGGCCATAATGCTGGTGGCGACAGCTGCAATCGTGCCCGCAATAATCGTAAACGCTTTGGGGTTGTCCTGCGCCCACTCGGCCGCCCGCTGCAAATACGGCAACACCTTCTGGATAACCGGCAACAGGGCCGCCCCAATGGACTCCTTAGTCTCATCAAGGGCCAGCTTCATCTTGGCAAAGCCGCCAGCAGCAGTGTTGCTGGCTTCCTTGGCGGCCCCGCTAAACGTGCCCTGAAGCGTGGCAAACACTTCCTCCAGGCTGGCGCCGTCCTTAATCATTTGACGCACCGACGGGTCAAGCTTGGCCAGCGCGTTCAGGTTGCCGCCGTACGCCTTCTCCATAGCCTTAGTCACCGTTTCCAGGCTGGTGCCCTTAGCGGCGGCGATGTCCATTGCCAGGTTTGTGGCTTTCTGGGCTTGGTCAACGTCCTTGGTGACGCGCACCAGCCCGGCGAGCGCGGGGCGCAGCTGGTCATCGGTAATGCCCAGGTTGCGGCCTTGCACCGTGATGTACTTTTCGACTGATTTGATTTGGTCGTCGGTTGCTCCGGTGCTGGCCTTCAGTTGGCGGGCAAGCAGTTGCTGGGCTTTTTCGTCCTCCATGGCGGCCTTGACCGCGTCACCCATAGCCACGGTGAGGGCACCCATGGCGGCAGCTGCAGGAATGGCCGCCTTCTTCAACGCAAACTGGGCCTTAGCGCCAGTGGTCTCTAGTTGCTTAAATTCCTTGATGGCTTTCTTGACGCCCGTGTCCACAAAAGTGGACAAAATTGGTATTTCAATAGCCATTAGCGGGTTTCCCTATTTACGCGTCGCATGACGTCACGGGCCAAACGCTCGAACCCAGCTTCGAGCTGGCGGCGGTTTTGCTCAACGGCCTTAGACAGCACACGGGTTTCGGTCGGTGCCACCACGCCGAGGTTGCGCCCAAGAATGTTTGCAGTCTTGCGGCCGGCCGTCTCAAAGATGACGGCACCTGGGTCGGTCTGTTGAATCAGGATGACGTTGCTGGTCTTGCGAGACGTGTCCACCTTGACCTTGGCCCCTCGACGTGCCTTGGCGGCCACATACGGAAACAGGGTGCGGCCTTTGGCTTTCCACTGGCGGTTCATACCCGACAACGGCATTTCGGGGTACGCGGCTTGTGCAGCGCGGATAGCCGGTGCGCCAATCTCTTTGGCGTCACGGTTGAACTGTTTACGCAACTCGGGGTCAATCTTGCGTAGCGCTTTAATGGCATCCTCAACGCCCACCAGGCTGATGTTGGCTTGGGTTGTCACCGTTGTTTCCTCGCTTGCTCGTTTAAGATACTAACCACCGTCGCCAGCGCCTGCCCGTCGAACGGGATGTCGGGTGGCCAATACCCGGTGCTGACCAGCACCACCGCTAGCGCGTAGTGGTACGAGCCTTTCAGGAAGGGTTTTCGGGTTCCTCCCCGACGACCTCAATTGCGGCCAGCTTCTTGACGTAGTCGTCAAACACTGCCGGCACCGTGATGCCTGCCTGTTTGCACGACTCAAACGCCATAAACGCCAAGTCTTCAACGCCGATGCCAGAAGCCAGGTCGGACGCTTTGCGCTTGTATTTGCGTTCCCAGGCGACGACCACAAACAGGTTTGTGGTGACGGTGTATTCCTGGTTGTCGTTTGTGGTGACGTGCAGGTGTAGCTGCATTTCTTCTCCCTCGGTTGGTAGGTGTAGATCAGGTGACGTCGCGCACCCAGGTGCCGCCGGTGAACGTGGCGGTGACCATGGCAAGCTCGCCAACGGTGCTGGCGACCGGGGTGAACGACTCCAGCATGCAGTTGGTGATGGTGTATTCGGGGTTGGTGGCCGACTCGGTGGTGCCTGACGGGCTGATGACCAGCGTGGTGGTGCCGGTGCCAACGCAGCTGTACAGGATGGCCTCGACCTCGGTTGCGCCGTAGCTCAGGAACATCTCCAGCGTGACCTCGACGCTCTGGAGGCCCGACACGAAACGGTGGCCGGTGTCGCCCATTGCGGTGGACTCCAGCGGGTCGAATCCGGTGGTGATGGTGACGCTGCGGCACTGGTCGGACAGGTCGGTGGTGGTCATGCCCTGGGTGATGTTCACCGTGGCGTTCGAGAGGAATGTGCTGGTGGCCATTGTCTTTCCTTTAGTTGCGCCGCACGGCTACCCGCACGGTTAAATCGTAGGTGGGCATTTCCTGCCCGCCGCCAATAATCATGACACCTGGGCGCAGGTCTGTCACGGCTATTGGTGAATTCATGATCGTATCCGCCAATGTAAGCAGGAAGTTGCTGGCGTCCTGGTTGCCGGGTGGCGGCGCGCAGATCCTGATACGCAACGTGATGTCGCCCACGTTGTAGGTGAACGCCTCGACGGTTGGCAGCTCTAGAAAGAACGTCATGGGGCGGGCGTTGCGCGGGTCGGTGACAACCGCATACCCAGTGTTGAGGGCGGCTATGGCGGTGCTGGTGGCGTTTACCGCGTCCCACAGGATGCCTGAGACAGCCATTAGGCAACCTGGGGTCGGTTCACGCCGAGCAGCTGCAAGATGCGGCCGAGGGCGCTAGGCACCGGGATGGTGCCCATGGCATCGAATGACGCAAAGGAGTCAGCGCTGCCGCGCTCCCTGTAAAGCAGGGCGGCGTACATGATGGTGCCCAGGGTGACGTCGCCGCCGGGGCTGGTGTTCAGCTCGTCGGTGAGGTAGCCAGACTCTTGACGCTTGCGGTAGGCCCACTGGTTGGCGGCGGACACGCATTTAGTGATGAACGCGGTGTCGTTTGCAGTGGCGACCGCAATGCCT